AACCTGAAGTGCAGATGCGTGAGTTCAAGAATTTCCTCTCGTTAATCAAATCTAAACTATAAGGAGTCACTATGACTGATTTAAATCAAGGTGAAATCCGCGATCTAGATGTTGAAACAAACGAAATCGTGGAGGAAACTCTCGAAGAAGCAAAAGCTCCTACAACTAAAGGCAAGGCAAAGGAAGATCAACCTATTGATGAACCTGAGTCAATCGCCTCTGTAGATAAAGCTAAAAAGGCAACTTCAAAGACTGCTCCGCCTAAAACAAAGGCAGGCATGGTTAACGCCATGTATAAGGCTACTTCTAAAATGAAAAAAGAAGACCTAACAAATGCATACAACAAGTTGTTTGCAGAGTCTGTTGAACTACTGGATGACGTTGAAGACGCTGACACATCTGCAGAACTATCTGCAATTGTTGATGGTGAAGCAACTCTATCAGAAGAGTTCAAGGAAAAGACCGCAATCATCTTTGAGTCTGCAGTTAAGTCTAAGCTTTCTGAAGAAGTAACTCGACTAGAAGAGCAGTATGCTGAAGAGCTTGCTGAAGAAGTCGAAACAATCAAAACCGACCTAGTCGGTAAAGTTGATTCATACCTAAACTACGTGGTTGAATCTTGGATGGAAGAGAACAAGTTGGCAATTCAGAGCGGTCTACGTACTGAAATCGCTGAAGGGTTCATGAACGGAATGCGTGATCTATTCGTAGAGTCTTACGTTGAAGTTCCAGAGTCTAAGGTAGACCTAGTTGATGAACTTGCAGGACAAGTAGAAGATTTAGAAGAACGTCTAAACTCAACTACTGGTGATGCAATTTCACTTGCTGAAGAACTAGAAAATTATAAGCGTGAAGCGATTATCGCTGAAGCATCTCGTGATTTGGCAGACACACAAGCGGAGAAGTTAGCAGATCTTCTAAACAGTGTTGATTTTGAGAACGAAGAATCATTCGTTACTAAAGTGAATACAGTTAAAGAATCATACTTCTCAAAAGAAATTCCAGAGCAACTTGAAGAGTCAGCTTCAGAAGAAGCTGAAGAAGAAGTAGAAGTATCACAATCTATGGAAGGATACTTGAGCGCTCTACGTAAAACCTCTAAGAAATAAGGAATCTAACAATGAACAATTCATTCGATCAATTGATTGAGAAGTGGGCGCCAGTACTTAATGAAGAGTCTGCTGGTCAAATCACCGATCATCACCGTAAGGCAGTTACAGCTGCTATCCTAGAAAACCAAGAGAAGGCACTTTCAGAAGAGCGTGCTGCAATGGGTGGTTTTCTAACAGAAACTGGTCCAACTAACAGCGTCGGTAATGCAGGCGTTGCTAACTGGGATCCAATCCTAATCTCACTAGTACGTCGCGCAATGCCAAACCTAATGGCATATGACCTATGTGGTGTCCAGCCAATGTCTGGCCCAACTGGTCTAATCTTCGCGATGAAGTCACGTTACAACAATATGGGCGGACCAGAAGCATTGGGTCTAAACGAGCCAAGTACTGGATTCTCTGGTGGTGATCCAGCCGCTGACCCAGCATACTCAAGCGGATTTACTCCCCCTAACACTGCACCAACTACACAAGGTTCTGGTTTCGGTGGAGACTCAGATACTTTCACTGTTGTTGATGCAGTAGGTCGTCCAATGTCAACTGCTGCGGCAGAAGGTCTAGGTCGCGATACAGGCGCTTTCCAAGAGATGGGCTTCTCAATCGAGAAGACAGCCGTCACTGCAAAGTCACGTGCACTAAAGGCTGAGTACTCACTAGAACTAGCGCAAGACCTAAAGGCAATCCACGGTCTAGACGCAGAGACAGAACTAGCAAACATTCTGTCTACAGAGATTCTTGCTGAAATCAACCGCGAAATCGTTCGTACAATCAACTCTCAGGCTAAACTAGGTCTAGGCGAGTCTTCAAATGTTACTAACCCAGGCATCTTCGATCTATCGACAGACGCTGATGGTCGTTGGTCTGCGGAGAAGTTCAAGGGTCTAGCAATGCAGATTGAACGCGAAGCGAACCAGATCGCGAAGGCTACACGTCGCGGTAAGGGTAACATCATCGTATGTTCATCTGACGTTGCGACTGCACTTGCAGCATCTGGTCAACTAGATTACACTCCAGGCGCTGGTCTATCAGTAGATGATACTGGTAACACATTCGCTGGTACTCTAAATGGTCGTATGCGCGTATTCATCGATCCATACGCAGAAATCAACTACTGTACAGTAGGTTATAAGGGTACTAACCCATATGACGCAGGTATGTTCTACTGCCCATACGTACCACTACAGATGGTCAAGGCAGTTGGCGAGGATGATTTCCAACCACGTATCGGGTTTAAGACTCGTTATGGTATGGCTGCGAACCCATTCATCGGTGCACTAGATGGATCTTCACGTGACATCACTGCAACGAATGGTCAGAACACATACTACCGCATCTTCCGCGTCGACAATATTCTTGATCGCGCAGGTGTTTAATAAAAAGAACTAGTCTACTAGTCATTTTGGGGAGTCTTCGGACTCCCCTTTTTTATGCGTATAAATAAAGTGATAACGAGGACTTATTATGAGTTTAACTAACAACAAGAACTTTTTGCAGCCGTCAGGATTTCGTATTGTAATAGAACGAGAGCAGTATGCAAACCTTGAGTTCTTTTCACAGTCTGTTACACATCCCGGCTCTACAGTCAATGCTGTAGAAATTGGTATACCTAGAATTCAAGGGTTTCCGGTTTCTGGAGATACTATCAATTACGGCGATTTGTCCTTAACACTAATTCTTGACGAAGATCTTTCTGCATATAAAGAAATGCAGACTTGGTTAGAACAATGTGTCTATAACAAAGGCGAGACCGTGAATCATGATGTGACCGTTATCATTCTCAATAGTCATAACAACTCGTGTGGCAAGATTCGATATAAGAACGCTATACCAACACAGTTGGGCTCTATTGAGTTTACGTCGACTCAAGGCGATGTGACATACATATCCTTTGATGTGACATTTAGATTTACAGAATTTGAATTAGTTTAAGTGACAACGACTAAATGACCCTTTTAAAATACGAGATCAAGAATAGTAATGTTCTTGATCTGTTAGAAGAGTTTCGGTACACTTATCGTGAACTCTACCAACCAGAAAAGACCAACCTTGTACTGAGATCAGATCAAGCGGGGATGGCTGATCATTATACAGGCGAAAATGAAATGCGTCGTATAATGAATATGGGAGAACGACATCTGGGTGCGGCAGAGAACTCTGTGTGTCATCCTATCAAGGTTGAGTTTTATCGTGGGACGCATCCTGAAGAGTATGCAAAGACATGGTCCCATCTTGACGGTAAAATGAAGACAGAACTTGGTTTAGAAACAAGTGCGTTATCTACTCTATATCCGCCGAACGGGTTTATTGGGTGGCACAATAACGCGAATGCGTCTGCCTTCAATCTGATTTTTACTTGGTCAGAAGAAGGAGACGGATGGTTCAAATATGTCGATCCAGAAACGCAAGCGGTTATTACGATTCCGGATGAACGGGGGTGGCAACTAAAGGCAGGATATTTTGGTGAGTACGGATCAGATCAAGTGGTGTATCACGCCGCGAGAACCAACTGTTACCGTATGACATTGAGCTACGTCTTAGGTCACAATGAAGATTATTGGAAAGATTGTATTGACTACATCACCCATACGTGATATACTATACGTTTTATCCGCAAGAGTTTTTACATGATTAATATTGAAGGCATTTTAAAAGAGTGGGAAGAAGATTCTCACATTCCAATCCACCAGTTAGATGAGACATCAAGGAGAACGCCCAACTTACATGCAAAATATCTAGAGTACCTTACCATTAGTAAGTTGTCACTGCAACGAGCAGAGACTTCACAGAAGACACTATTAAAACAAAAGTGGTTATACTATAATGGTAAAATGGATCAGAAAGAGATCATGGATAAGGGCTGGGAACCAGATCCATTCAATGGTCTTAAAATTCTGAAGGGGGAAATGGACTACTACTATGACGCTGATCCAGAGATACAGAAGTCAGTAGAGAGAATATCTATGTTAAAGATACAGATAGATACTTTAACGGATATATTAAATGTTTTGAAGTGGAGACATTCTACGATCAAGAACATGATCGACTATAGAAAGTTTGAATCTGGTGGATAATAAAATACGAATTCGGATGAAAGACCATTCACACTTTATGGTGGAAGCTCATCCGGCACAAGAAAACGAATTGAGGGAGTATTTCTCTTTCTTCGTGCCTGGCTATAAATATATGCCAGCATATAAATCTCGACACTGGGACGGTAGGGTTAAACTCTACAACATAGTGTCGAAACAAATGAATGTAGGATTGTACCAACATCTGCGCCGTTTTTGTGCGGACAGATTTTACCAGTTAGAGATACTTGAACATGAAACGTATGGAATTCCGTCGTTTAGAGAAGACATCGATCACCCTGCTTTGGTTGAGTTTTTATCTGTTCTTGATGCACCATTCAAGCCTAGAGACTATCAGTACAAAGCTATTTCACACGGCGTTGAGCACCGACGCTGTATTTTACTTAGTCCTACTGGTAGCGGCAAGTCATTTATCATATATAATCTTCTTCGGTACTGTTTTGAGGTCACTGATGAAAAAATTCTGGTAGTCGTTCCTACCACATCACTTGTAGAACAAATGTACAAGGACTTCTCAGATTACGGATATGATGTAGATGAATTCTGTCATCGTATCTACTCAGGTAAAGAAAAGAATACCGACAAACGCATTATCATCTCAACATGGCAATCTATCTATAAGTTCGGCAAAGAGTGGTTTGAACAGTTCGGAACTGTCTTTGGCGATGAGGTGCATCTATTCAAAGCAAAGTCTCTCACTACCATGATGGACAAGTGCATTAATGCCAAATACAGATTTGGTCTTACTGGTACCCTTGATGGTACCGAAACAAACAAACTGGTCTTAGAAGGACTGTTTGGCCCAACGCTCACTGTTACCCGCACGGTGGAACTGCAAAAGTCAAAGGAACTGGCAGAGTTGGACATCTCCATCTTGTTGTTAAGATACCACAACGATATCTGTCACATGATGAAAGACAAAAGTTATCAAGAAGAACTTGATTACATTGTCACATATGAACCACGCAATAAGTTTATTAGCAAAGTTGCGTTGGATCAAACGGGGAATACCTTAGTGATGTTTCAGTTTGTAGAGAAACACGGAAAGGTATTATACGATATGATCAGGAAGTTAGCTGCTGAAGACCGC